GTGATACTATGAGAGGTAATGAAGAAAGAACCGAACCTAAAAGCACTCGAAGAGAGAATTGCGGCAATTGAACAGAATCAGAAACTTCAGACCATTCCTCCTGTTTGTATTCCACCGCAATGTCCCCAGCTTCAATGGCAGACACATCATCACCATAATGGCAGTTGTTGCTTTAACAATCCTTGCGTCTGGTGTTAAATGAAACCCTCCCACCCCACCCTCTCCCAGAAGAAGATATGACTAAGGAAGACGCTCAAAAAGAAATAGATGAAATGTTCGCCGTATATAACAGGGTTTGGCCCTACGGTTCAGGCTTGCTCGTGGGTTCTTCCCTAGTCGGAAACAAAGATGGAGATTCGCCGCGATTCTGGTACTTGAAAGAGAAGTTTGGATTATGAAACAACTTTCCTACCAAGACAAACTAGCCAAGAAGAAGGCAGGGGATGAGAGAGCGCGTGCAAAATATCTAGCCAAGCCTAGGAAGCCTCTACAAGCCCGCAGGAAGCCCGTAGCGAAGAGTAAGAAGCGTAAGCCTAGGAATGAGTTAAAGAAGGCCAAGGACACGCTGTGGAGCCTTGTACGCCAGTATGTATTTAAGAAGTACGGAACGAATTGCTACACCTGCGGCGCAAAGGACTTGCAAGGTTCAAACCGTCAGTGTGGGCATATGTGGCCGAAAGCAGTTTTGTCGAATCATTTGAAATACGACCATCGTGTTTTGCGAACGCAAGATTATCGTTGCAACATTAACTTTGGCGGTAACGGAGCCGTATTCTACTCTCAAATGTTAAAAGAGATCGGACCGGAAGCGATGTTCGAGCTTGAAAAGGAGCGCATGATAAGCGTAAAAGCCGACCTGCCTTTCTTCGAGAAAGAAAACGCGCGTTATACACAGTTGCTCGATGAATTATCTTAATTGTCTGCTAGACTAAAACAGTAGTACCTTTGGAGGATTGCTGGGGGAATACAGAGTGGCTAAATTCGGCAAAAATGCATGGCACGTACGAATTAGAGGAGAGCGAGCACTCCCTTCTACACACTCAATACATGCTTCCCCAGCAGCACTTCTAAAGGACTGTACATTTACAGCGAATCAAGGTTTACGGGGGAAGCGTTGTGTACGCGAGAACGGTATACTGGGATGCCCACTGAACGGGTTGCCGCCGCCAGAACTAAGGCCAGTCAGTAGGCCTAAAATGGTAGATAAACCCAGTTTCCCCATAAGCCCTGATTCCTAAGGATGGAAGTTGATGGGGGTAGCTGACAGATTCAGCGCATAGTCGTTTTAGAGGACGGGCAACGGTAGCTATAACGGCCACGGACTCTACAGGTTGCGGGTCGTCAGACCTATTACCAACCCGCCGAAGCGTGCGATTAGCCACGATGTTAATCCTGAACCGCTAGCCCCACCAGCTCCTATCTAAGCGTACCTGGTGATAACCCACACTTGCTATTAGGTCAATGGTATAGTTTTGTCATGTTCACCTGCTCCGACTGTCTTCCTAGATTCAAGAGAGAGCTTGGAGGCCGCGACCAGCCAGCGGCATGGCCAAACCAAGAGCTAAACGTATGGCTTTGCACGAAGCATTATCTCATCAGGTTATCAACAGCTAAACCGAGGGTATTTGGTGAATACACGGTATACTGACTAGGTACAAATCTCATTTACATAACCATGGAACCAGAACAGAATGTTGAAGAAGCAGTCGCGTCAGTACCCGTAGAGCCGGAAGTGCCAGAACCAGCGGCTGAGGAAGTGAAGGAGCCAGACAGTATCTAGATAAAATGTATCAGGCAGCGATGCGTCGTAAGAGCGAGGGTGTCCCATTCGACCACAAGACTCGACGCTCCTGCCTGAAGATAACGAAGCACGACAAGGAATGGTGCGTGAATCTTCTTAAGTGGTACTACTCCTACCATGTCCCGTCTCATAAGTAGCGGAATGGACGGTAACGGCTATCCCCACAGGAGCCACCGTTCAAAGAAAGGAAGGAAACCCGACGCACGCAATAAAAGAATCAACAAACGTCTCAGAGAGGAAGCTATCAACAGGTGGGAGAAACGAAGACCGTGGCTTACGGTATAATGTAGTCAATGAAACAAGTTACCGCACTCAACATAGACGACTTCATACGGGGCGCGAAATCGAAAGGAGTATTCTCAATCCCTTGGACGGAAGAACAGTTTGCGATACTACAGAAATTCAAGCCAAACCTAAAAGACGGTGACAAGTACTTGGGTGTGGAGCATTACCTCATAGAAGATAAGAATCTTTCGTAATCTATGGCTAGACCCAGCGAATATACACAAGAGAAAGCAGATTCCATCTGTCACTTACTAGCAGAGGGGATGTCCCTACGCTCAGTTTGTAAGGAGAAAGGAATGCCTGATATCGCTACTGTGTTTAAGTGGATGAGAAGCAATGAGGAATTTCTCAAGCAATACGCGCGTGCGAAGCAAGAATCAGCCGATGCTATGGCCGAGGAGGTCTTGGATATCGCAGACAACGCAGTCAATGACTGGATGGAGGTAAATCATGGCGAGCATAAGTCTTGGAAAGAGAACGGCGAAGCAATCAATCGTTCAAGGTTGCGCGTAGATACTCGCAAGTGGCTCATGGCTAAGATGAAGCCTAAGAAGTATGGAGAGAAGTTGGATGTAGTTTCAGACGGAGAAGCAATCAAAGGCAACACTATCATCGTAAAGAACTTTAAGGATGGAGCAAGTAGTGAATGAGGCTTACGCTCCCCTGTTCACGCAGAAACCCCGCTACTTTATTTTAATGGGAGGTCGTGGAGCTGGACGTTCTACCGTAGCTTCTCAGTTTGCCAACGCTAAACTTGTAGCTAAAGAGTATTTCAGGTGCGCGATCATGCGTTACGTTCTTGGAGATATACGCAACTCTATTTACAGGGAAATCACAGACCGTGCAGAGGAGAACGGAATACTCGACAAGCTCGACGTGAACGACAGCTTGATGACTATCAGTTATGGAGCGAACAGTATTAACGCCGTGGGCTTTAGGAAGTCATCCGGCGACCAGAAAGCTAAGCTCAAGTCCCTCGCCAACTATAACTGCGTCATCATCGAAGAAGCAGACGAAATACCCGAAGCCGACTTCATGCAACTCGATGACACGCTGCGTACCATCAAAGGGGATATAACGGTTATCTTGCTACTCAACCCTCCACCTAAAACTCATTGGATTATCAGGCGTTGGTTTGCTGTCCTTCCAAGCGGTGTCAATGACTTTTACATACCAGAGCTTAAAAAGGACGCTGACGACGTAATTTTCATCCGTACCAGCTACAAGGACAACATCACTAACCTGGATGCGACTACGGTCAAACGCTATGAGAATTATAAGAAGTCCAAGCCATCCCACTACTACAACATGATAGAGGGGCTGGTACCTGAGACCGTGCAGGGCAAGATTTATAACAACTGGGTAGAGATAGATTCGATACCGTTCGGAGCAAGGAAAGAACGTACGGGAGTCGACTTCGGCTGGTTCCCCGACCCTGCTACTGGCGTTGATATTTACTACTACAACGGAGGCTATATCTTCGATGAAGTGTTCTATCAGACGGAGATGAGCAATCGAGACATTGGTAATTTCCTGCTGAATCAAGAGCAGCGGAAACTCGTGGTTGCTGACAGTGCTGAGCCTAAATCCATAGATGAAATTAAGGGCATGGGCGTAACCATCGTTCCTTGTGAAAAAGGTGCTGATTCAGTGATGTACGGCATAGGATTGATACAGGGCGAAGCTATCTCGTACACTAAACGGAGTACGCACTTAAAGGCTGAATACGAGAACTACGCGTTGAAGACTGACAGGGATGGTGAAATTATCCCCGGCGTTCCAAAGGAGGGCGACGATCACTGTCTCGACGCGGCTCGATATGGAATGACATCCCTTGTCCCCATGATTCAGCGCAGGGATTTTGCTGATAACATGCCTAGGATAGAGAGAAAAGTTAAGCCTAATCCCGCACGATAATTTATGCAGATAAAGCACGAGTTCCCACCCAACATAAAGGATATTGAGAAGGTGCTAAAGCCTTCCGATACAGCCATGTTCTGCTATGGAGATACTATCTACTCGCCTCACTTGAAGCAGATAGATACTGCGTACATCATGCACGAGACTATGCACTCTATGCAGCAGCGTGATAAGCCACAAGAATGGTGGGATAAGTACCTTAAAGACCCTGAGTTCAGGCTTGTACAGGAACTCGAAGCATACCAAGTACAGCACAGGTTTAACGTAAAGTCTGGTCTTGGTAGAGATGCCGTAGCTCTTCGTCTCTCTCACATGGCGCAGGCACTCTCCAGTGAGATGTACGGGAACGTCATCTCGTACGCTGAAGCCGCTAGGAAGATACGCGAGTTATCCACTACTAAATGACCTAGACAAAAGTGATACCGTATGAGGATGAAAAAAGGCTCTAAGAAAAAGAAGGAGTTGAGCGAGGCTGTTTGCATAAAGTGCGACGAGAAAGGCGTTGATATAGGTTCGCACGTTTGTAAGCCCGTCTTTACTATCTCAGTGCGTCTCGGCGGCAAGACCATCGAAGCTACGGGAGACACAATGTTCGAGGCTATGAATAAGCTCCCAATGCCACATAAGATAGTCACGAAGGGTGTGGTGACCGTGGGACTCGGGGACAAGACACGAGAGATTATGCTCATGCCCTCTCAGCTCAAGCGCCTGTTCTATCCGAACGCACTCATGTACACCGCCAAGCGTTTCTCGTTCCTTGCAAGGACATGAACGAGGACTTCGCCATACGGACGGAGAGACAGCGTGACGGACGTACCGTCGTGTTCATAGATACTGATAAGGCGAGGTTCAAGGGATTGAGATGGAATGATTTAGGCACATTCGGGAAGAAGAAGTTCGAGAATCTCCTTATTATAAAGCGTCCTACAGAGAAGCTCAGTATTCATTATGCTTAAACCGATTAACAACCGCATATTGGTTCGTCCTGACGAAAAGGAGACAGAAACTCCAAGTGGAATCATCATCCCAGACAATTCGGTCGAGAAGCCGCTTAGCGGGGTTGTAATCTCTGTGAGCACATACGGTGACTTAGCACCCGTAAAGGTTGGTGATAGGGTGTTATTTTCTCGGTATGGATACGACGAGACGAAGGCGTCGGGAGAAACACTTTACATAGTTTCTGAGTCCTCAATACTTGCTATCTATGAATGACCAGGACAACATTTTCAACTACATAAAAGAGCAGGAGACTGCCTATAAGCAGCCAATTGCCATCAACGAGAAGTGGGACTGGAGCATGTACGACCATGTTCTCGTTTCCGACCTCTACAACAACTCACAGTTAAAGAACGGGAAGAATGACTTTACTCCCATCAAGAACATCACGCGCCCCATTCTCAACCTACAGCACAGGACAGAAGATATTGAAGTAAAAGACGTACAGATTTACGTCGACGACCCAGATGACTACTATCTTTCGTTCCTGGTAAAGAAGTACCACGATGATGTCTTCGTTATTGAGAACGATATAGACACCTACTTCGACGAGCTGAACGTCTCGCGCATTGACTTCGGCGCCGGACTCTCTAAACAACTTAACAAGCCGTGTCCTGAAGTTGTGCCTTTGCAATCCATAGCGTTCTGTGACCAGACTGACATCCTTTCAGGTCCTATCGGTATCAAACATTTCTACTCACCAGACCAGCTTCTTGATATGGAGAGTAAGGGCTGGGGCAATGCGAAGAACGGCGCGACTATCTCTATTCCTGACTTGATCGCTCTTTCGAGAGACGAGAAGAAAACAGAGAAGAACGCCAAGAACAATAAGACACCGGGACGTTACATCGAGGTGTATGAAGTCCACGGCAACCTGCCTAAACACTTTGCAGACCCGAACGATACTTCCGAGACTTACGAGACTCGTATATTTATCTGTGCTTTCTACAAAGCGAAGACGGGTGACAAGAAGAACGGTGTAATCCTGTTTACTAAGCCTGAGCCCGAGAGTCCGTTCAAGCTGATTAAGCGTGACCCCGTATATGGCCGTGCCCTTG